GTTCCATGATGCTGCGGCCGATATAGATGCCATGAGCTCTCGGTTTCTGGTGGCTGGCAAGAACGTGGCTGAGGCTTCGCTGGAGATCTTGCGGGAGAATGTTATCAAATACATCCTTCCACAGACAGGGGACTTCCACGGCTACAGCACTGGCCGTCTAGCGGCTACCATAGGTAGGTTCGACCCGAGCAAATTCGTAAGCAGTGAATCTGGAGCAGACGCAGAGCAGAAAGCGATGGATTGGGCAGCAAACTCTGGGGTAGCTAATCGTATAACCGACACCAACGATGAGCTTACTATCATCGAGTTTGGTGCTTATTCTAGCGTCAAGCGCTACAGGGGAAGCACATGGAGCGTAGAGATGGGCACATTCACTCCTTATGCGGGTCTTGTGGAGGATGGGGGCACCATGCCGATCATGGCATACGGCAATAAGGGTGCCATTATCACCGCACGCTGGGAAGCGAACCATATGTTCAAGCGCGGGACGTTTGATAGCTACAAAGACATCGAAGCGCTTATGGCCGAGGAGACTGACCAGGTACTCAAATGATCCTGGATCTTGACGACCAGTTCCGCTCTGTATACAGGTTCCTGTGGGACTTGTTTGAGGCTGAACGTGCGCCGTCTTCTCCTCCTTCAACCAGGCCAGGTTTGCGGATAGAGGATAAGCGCTTCCGCCAGCTAACCCGCCCGAGCATACGCCTTGAGCAGACAATACACCGTGAGGTAGATCGTGGATCTGGTATAAAGGAGGATCAGGTCCAATACGCTATCACGTACTACGGTGTTGACCGAAGTGATACTACCAAGGCTGTCAGCAAGATGGCCCATTATCTAGAGTTTGGAGGTACGGACTACAGCAATCGCTATCTAATCCCGGCTTGGAAGTTTGGCTGGAACTTTCCACAACCTGTTGACGTCGAGCTAAGCGCTGGCGGCACTGTCCCACAGGGAGATCACCAGATTCGCGTCAGCGGCATCGACGTTTGTGGTAATGAGAGCGCAGCTTCCCTGCCAACAGTAGTCACTGTTGATGGAACCCAGGAGATGACAATTCAAATCGCCAGGGTGCCCTGGAACCACCCTCTGTTTCCTCAGTATAACGTCTACGTGGATGGTCACCTCGAGACGAACGTACAGATGCCGACATGGGGTTATCCAATGGCGACTATCAGCAGTCTAACAGGTACTGGTTCTCCGCCTCTAGAAGCATCTAATTCACAGGGCGGCCTGAATGCCGTTAGGTGGAAGTTTCTGCGAGTATTCACGTTTGCTTCAACAGTCCGAGAGGATCCAGTAGAGAACGGCGTATTTCAAAGCACAACGACGATGGAGACGAGTATGATTCAAGCCAGGGTTCTACCCCAGAACCCAATAATGGAGTACCTGAGTACTACCATCGATCTCATGGAAGACGTCGCTGTTTCAATTCCCTGAGGAAGAGTAATGGCCGAGAAAGCAGAAGAGTCCACGACCAGAGCATCTGGACCTGCCCCACAAGCCGCTGAGGAGGCTTATCCAATCGAACAACTGCGGAACAATTCGACTGCTATCTTCGGGCAGCCGCCCTTCGTGGTGGATGGTGCGCTGGCACACGCTGGGATCACGGATCCTACTGTTACCAAAGCGGCACTGCAGACTGCCATCGACAACTTCTTGGCTCAGCCTGATCTGGGCCACCCACAAGGAGGATAAGAGATGGCAGGCGGTCCTTGGTCAGCAGTTACCATCGGGCAGGGACGCCCAGGTTTATTCATCAACTTCGTCCCTGCTGCGATTGCCGCCATTGAGCCTGGAGTCAGTGGCGTAGTGGCTACGATTGTCAAGGCTCCCTGGGGGCCAGACAATCAGGTAGTCCAGATCGAGAATGAGCACGATTTGCTCAGTTATTTTACGGCATCTGATACTGCGCCGTATAACGCCTATTATGAGGGACACCATGCCTTCATGGGTGGAGCGCGGAGTATTCAGATGTACCGTATTGAAGGTACTGGCGCAACCAAGAGCACGTACCAGGCGAAAGATGGAGCTGCCGCCAATATCTTCATTGTCAATGGGAAGTATAACGGGACGTTTGGCAACAGCTTCAGCGTTGCAATCCAGACAAATCCCGTTATCGCAACAGCTACAGACGTCATCATCTACCAGGGAACTACGGTGATGGCGACGTACACCACAGCGATCTACGCCCGAGGTACGGTGGGTCACGTTGCCGAGATCTGTAACCTCATCAACAACGACGCCAACAACTATTACGTCTCGGCAGTGTTCCAGGCCGAAGGCAATAGTACTCCGGCGAGCGTTGCGGCTCCAGGTGTTGCTCTAACGGGTGGTGCAGACGGAGCTGCTCCTGTAGCTGGCGACTACACCAATGGCATGACGGCGCTGGAAGCCCAACAGTGGAACGTCTTCCACGCCGACTGCATTGACGCTGATGTCCCAGGTATCCGAGCGACGTTCAAGAGCTGGATCGATGGGATGCGGAACTACGGCAAGTACGTGGCGATGGTCACGGGCAGTGCGGCGGGTGATACACTCTCCACTGCCGAGACAAATGCCGTGGCTCTCAACGATCCCGCCGTGGTGTACTTCCATCCTGGCGTGTACGAGCTCAACCAGGCTGGTATCAAGACACTGATGCGCGGAGCCAAGTACTCTGCTACAATCGCAGGCATGTACGCGGCTCTTGCCCCAGGTGATGATTTCACCTACGCTGGCCTGCCCAACATCATTGACCTGGAAGCTAGACTCAACAACAGCCAGATCTCAGCAGGTTTGCAGAACGGCCTGTGTCTGGGGACGTTTGACGGACTGCAATACAAGGTAGAGGAGGCAATCAACTCGCTCAGCAGGCTCGGGGCCAACCAGGGTGATGCTTGGAAAGATATCCAGGCTATCAACACCATGGACGCGATTGCTACTGGCATTACAGTATCGGCTAATGCTAACTACATCGGCAAGGTGCCTAATGACCTGATCGGGCAGAATGCCTTGATCTCGGCCGTCAGGGACTTTCTACGGGTAATGGCAAACAGCCGAGCTATCATGCCGAAGTATACTGTTGGCCTAGATCCTCGCTATGTTTCGGCAGGTAAGAACGTCTTCCTGTACGTGACAATCCAGGTCATCGAATCCATGAAGTTCATCTATTTCACAATCCAGGTTGGGCCGTAAGGAGTAGCGGATGCCTCTAGCCGCTGAGCGTACAATCAACGGTAGCTATGGCAAGCTGTTCATGGGAGCTACATGGCTCGCCAACATACAGCGTGTCGAAGCACGTATCACGGTTGAGCGCCGTGAGGTCAAGGTAGCCGGAACGCGACACACTGGCTACAAGGGCATGAACGTTACGGGTGAGGGTACGATCACCGGCCTGAAGGTCACCGACTTCTGGCTCAAGCTGGTGTCGCGCTACATGCGGGATGAGAGCAGTTTCATCCCACCGCTTACCTTGCAGACGCAATTGGCAGATCCGGAGAACGGAGGCGTTGAATCCCTCGATCTTGTGCGCTGCCGTTTCTGGGAAGTCCCGTTTGGCTTCCAGGTGAACGAACTGGTGGAGGAAGCCATCCCGTTCACGTTCGAGAACATCAACATCCATAGCTGCCTCGGCGATGATACCGAAGGGTACGCCAGTGGGGACGGCGTGAACGAGTGCGGTGAGGTTAGCGTATAGCTCTCTAGCACAATCGTAGAGTGGGTAGGCGTAGGGGTGTCCTAAAATGGGCACCCAAGCGCCCCCAGAGATTCTATGATACGTAAGGGAGAGCGCACAAGTGTCTGAAACGCCCAATACCAACGGTGGCCCGCCCATGACGGTAAAGCTCCGTCCTAGGGCAGATGGTGGAGGTCCTGTACGCGGAAGCGAAATGCTCCCCGTCGAGCCAGGAAGCGAGGATCCAAAGCTAAGCGCCAGCTTCGATCCTCTAGAGGAGCTCCTGAGCTACGACATTACCAAGGGCCTTGAAGCCGAAGTTGATATGTCACCTCAGTTTACTAACCCGTGGCGGGTCAAAGCACTGAGTAATGACATGAACGCTAATCTGCTCGAACGGGCCACGCGCTACCGTGAGAATCCCAGGACACATGAACAGATCCGAGAGCTTGACAACGTTGAGTTCACCAGGCTCATCGTCGCGTATTGCGTTATATCGCCTAACCTCCAAGACCCGAAGCTCTACGCAAAGTTTGGGGTTGATCGCAAGCGCCCGGATCAGCTGGTGTCCAAGATTCTGTTGCCAGGACACGTTGACCGAATTGCTGGGACTATCATGCGTCTCTCTGGGTTCCGAGATGAGCTTGTCAACGTAGCAAAAAACTCATCGAACGGGGAGGCTTAGCTCGCTACTATGCGATCTTGTGGCTGCGGCACAACAAGACGCCTGGTTGGTTCAAGAAGCGTCCCCGTGGAGAACAGATCTTCTTACTGGCCGCGGACATGTGGCAGCTTGAACAGGAGAGCAAGCCACGTAGCTTCAGCGGTCTACAACAACAGGCTCCTCCGGAGCGGCGTACCATCTCGACTATAAGTATCCAGGACTTTGCCAGATTGAAGTGACATGCCAGGCATCAGTCAAGTAACAGCCACAATCAACGTAGCTGTTCAAGGGTTACAGAACCTCCAGCAATTGTCTGGTCTGTATACCCAGACTGGCAATGCCGCGCAGCGTGCTCAGCAGCAGATCAACAATACTGGCAACACCTTCAATAACGCGAACAAGAGTGCGACGGCATTTACGGGGAGTATCGTCAAGCTCACCCAGAGCATGGTCCTCTTCTCTGTGTTGCTCCCATTGGTACGTCTACCCCAGACGGTTATCAAGAGCTTCCAGGACTTCGTACAGGTTGGCGAAGAATGGCAGACTTCTGTACGTGGTATTGCGGCGATGGCAGGTGTTCAGGGTCAGGCATTCACACAGCTTGACATAAACCTGCGCGATCTTGCTAACCAATACCACTTGACGACTGAAGAAGTCGGCAACAGCGTCAAAATGATCGCCAGCACCCTGGATGTCCTGGACAGAAGCTCTGAGGCTACCAATGGTCTGACGCAAGAGCAGAACAACCTGAACGATACGCTGCAATTGACCAGCAAGATTGCTACTCTTGCCCGAGCCAGCTTTAGCGATCTGGGTGAAGCACAGCAGGTCATGTTCACCACGCTTGCGACAGGACGTCTTACCATGGATCAGGCCAATACTGCCATGGAAGATATCTTCAAGACTGTCCAAGTAGGCTCCATGACTCTGGCGCAGTTCAACAGTGCGGGTCAGCGCTTCCTGCCCTTCTGGGAGGATTGGATTCAGGCAGCGGGTACTGCCGAAGACCGTATGAATCGCCTCAACGGTGTGATGACGGCTTTTGCTACTGCGTCTTTGCAGTTGGGTGCTCAGAGAGCTGGAACTGGTGTTGGTCAGGTTGCCCAGGCTTTGACCAAGATGACGCAGCCGCAGTTGAACATTATCCAGCGTATGGAGAATATCCGTCGTACTCAAGGTCTGGGTGAAGAGTACAATATTACTCCATCCGCCCTGTACGGACTGCAAGCCAACAATGATACAGTAGCTCTGTTCCAACGCCTCAACAACGTGATCGGGCAAGGATCGCCGATCGTACAGCAATACGCGGATAGACTGGAGAAAATCAAGAGGCTAACTCCAGAGCAGGCTGCGGCACAGCGTAGCGGTACAGTCGCAGAGGCGGCAAGACAACTGCAGACTCAATTTCTCGGCAGCCGGACGGCGCAGGCAGCCTTTGAAGCTATCACGGCTGGTATGACTCAAGGCCAGAGCAAGCTGGAGCAGTTGACAGCCGAGAAAGCAGCCAGTCCTGGCACAGAAGCGGCGATGAAGCTATGGCAGGAGAATCCAGCCGAAGCCGCCAATGCCGTAGTATCAGCATACCAGCGTATCCAGACCAGTGTCTTCGACGCTATCCTAAAGGACTTTGTAAACATCAACGCTGGGATTGCAGGTATCCTCACCAATATCGGCACAGGGCTGGAGCAAGGAGCAGGCGGGGATACATTCTGGAGCAAGCTACAATATATCTTCAAGAGTCTTAGTGATGGATTCACCCAATGGTATACGTCTGGGGGTAAGCAAGACATAGCCAATTGGGGTAAGACGCTTGGGTCTGGGATAGCTGAGGCGATTACAGACTTCTTCAGCGGCGGTGAGGGTCATAACATGGCTTTCGACGCCGCGAAGACATTTACGGACGCTTTTGGCGAGGGAATGAGCCAGCACTTCCCCGAAATGCTGAAGAGCGTCATGTCAAGCAGTCTTACTAGAGCTATTGCCACGATGGTCCTTCTAAAGGGTTTCCCAGGGGTGGGTATTGGGACTGCTGCGGCTGGTGGTCTTGCTACGACAGCACTTCCAAGTGGCGGAGCGACTACGGGCGTCATGAACGCTGGCATCATGGGCCTGATTGCTCTGTTGTTGGGCAAGAACCTGATTGGTGGGATTGGAGCAACTTTTAGAGGACAAGCTGGCGCAGGTTTGACTCCTGGTGGTGGTGTCGCAGGCTTCTTGGGCAGGATGTTTGGACAAGGACAAGCGAACGCTGCTGCCGCTGCTACATTGTCTAACGTAGCTCCTACTCAGACGGCTGCAATGGCGAAGATTGGGATGCGACCTCTATCGCCAGCCCAGATTGCGGCAACTCCTGGATTTACTGCTCCTGCCCCCGTTGCTCCTAGCATGATGAGCCGATTGGGCGGTACGTTCAAGGGGACGGCAGGTGTTTCAGCACTGTTTGGAGCATTGCAGTTGATGGATGCTCTTCAGCAGCCTGAAGCACAGCGCGGTGGAGCAGTAGGGACGGCTATTGGCAGTACAGTCGGTGGTGTAGGCGGAGCGGTATTGGGGAGTCTCCTAGATCCTATTTTGGGTCCCTTTGGCACCATTGGCGGCGGGTTATTGGGGAGCATGGCAGGTGGGTTCTTGGGAGGCAAGATTGGGGAGGCATTTGGTGGCAATCCAGCAGCAGCAGGAGCAGGTAGCGGTCTAGGTCCAGGCACTGAAGCTGCGGATGATTTAGCTGCGGCTTTCAAACTCGGTCTTGATAATAGCGAGGCGACCAAGCATCTCGAGTTGATTGACCGTAAGTTAGATGTAAACGCGAGTGCTCTTAGCAAGACCAGTATGCCAGGGGGATCTAAGAGTCCTATAGCTGCCGCGACTGGTGCTGCTGGTCTTGGCGCGGCTATGACTAACCAGTTTGATCCTACCTCCACGCTCACGAAAGCTCAAGCAGATGCAGCTTGTGGTCCTGCCGCTGTAGCATTCTTCGCAAAAGCATATGGTCGTAATCCAACACTTGCCGAAGCCTATGCTCTCCAGAGCCAGTTACAGGGCGGAGATATCAGCCAGACTGGTGGCTCTAATATTGTCCAGATGGGTAAGGCTATCGAGCAATTGGGAGCGCCAGCAGGTGAAGTCTACCAGGGTGCTAATATTGACTGGGGTCGTCTAGCAGAGAATGCCAAAGCTGGTATTCCAGGCATTGTCAATATTGGACCTAACCAGCAGACAGGATGGCCTGGTCACTTCTTCCAGATTGGTGGCTGGAACCCTGAGACCAACCAGTTCTACGTAGGTCCATCTGGTAGTGCTCTCAAGGGTGGCTCCGAATGGATGACTCCACAGGAGATGATGAAGTTTGGTCCTAACTTTGGAGCTATCTACGGTAAGCAGGCGACCAACATCCCTGGGATTACAGGACCAGCCAAGACTGTCGCAGGGGCGGGAGGCGCGGTAGACCCGAGTACTCACGCTGCATTCGTCAAGAGCATCATGCCGTATGCTCAAGCAGCCGCCAAGACATTGGGAGTAGATCCCAACTGGCTCGTGGCAATGGCGGCAAGTGAGAGCAATTGGGGTGCGGCCCCAGGCAATGAGCTCTTTGGTATGAAGGGTACTGGTACGGCTGGTCAAGTGAT